CTGCTTGACCAAGTTCAACGCTATCTGACCTGTGATGAGCGACTTACCACCACCGTTAGAACCTGCGTAGACAGTTACTTCACCCTCACGATAGGCAAAAGAATCATGTGTCTTAGGCCAAGGCATAACGACTTTCTTCTCTACCGTTTCCGATAGGTAAGCCTCTTTGATGGAGTCTAGCCAGTCAGATGCCTTCTTGACCCGTATCGTTACGTCGTTGGCGTGTAGATACTTCTCTACGTCAATACTCTCTGACTTTAGGATTCGAGCCTTCCTAGCCTCGTCTAGTTCTATCGCTCTTGCCTCAAGACTCATTTTTGCTCCTCAGCTTGGCTTCTATAGCACGCACAAAACTGCCAGTGTTGTGAGTATTCCGAATTAACTCTGATATTTCCTCATCCGTCAGGCTAACCCACTCCCGCTGTGGCAATCCTGAGTACAAAGGCCAACCATCAACTAACGGCTCACCTGTCATTGGGTTGTACTTCCATTCCTGCTCAGGCTGCTGTAATACAGAGCCTTTCTGATACTGATTATGGTCTCCACTCATAATTTTTTTCCTTTACTTTAGCCAGCAGCAAACTGGCAAATTCACTAGGTTTCTTAGTTACGTTCCAAAGTGCCTTAATCTCTGCCGTAGACAGTTCTTTCCACTCTGCAACAGGCTTCTCCTCAACAGGCTCAGGCGGAAACTCAATCAGAACATCTCCGGCTAGCCGATTGCTGATGATCTTCGTTAGCTCGTGATTCGAGTACACCATCTTTAGAATATTCAGCAGTTCCTCAGCCTCTCCTCTCGCTAGTTCAATCGTCAACTGTTCTTCTCCTTCAGCTTGGCTTCAATGGCGCGAACAGTTTCAGACCATCCCGGCGGCAGCCTGACTGCACCGGGCAACAGCGACATAATCTCCTCATCCGTCAGCCCCTGCCATTCCCGTTCAGGCTGCGTTAATTTGGTGCGGAGGGTTTCGACTGCTTTATTTATCTCCGTCCCAAGTGGTTCTCCACCAAGTTCCCATGCAAACGCATCCAGCACCTGCTGCGCTTCCTCGCGGGTTAGTGTGATCGTCATAGTTTCCCCTAGTTAATGTAACTAACGGCTTCGTTGATTCTGGATACAGCCGTTTTAAGCCGTTTTCTGTCTACTTCCGATACCTGCCTACCCTCGCTCAAATCAAACGCCGCTACGGACGTTAGAAGTGCCTCAAATTGGATTATTTTCAGAAGGTCTGATGCGTAAAACGGTCTGCGTACTGCTTTATTAAAATGTTTTTCCTTGAGGGAACTTAGATTGTTGTCGTTAGGAAACAGGTCTGTCAAGTCCATTCCTACGGCTTTTACAATTTCGTAGGCACTACATCCGGCAAAGCACTTGAGCAGGATTCGACCATCGTCAGTCTCCGTTATGGCAAGGCTTGGTGATCTGTCAACGTGAGCAGGACAGCAAGCTACCCAACGACCTTTTGAGCCTTTAACCTTTTCCAGCTTGTTTAGTAAATCGCCAATCATAGAACTCGTCTCCCCATAGTTGTATTGACGTTAGTTGTGATTTCATCTTCCCAACGCCTGTCGTTTAGCCAAGTCGCTGGATGAGGAACAAAATGAGTCTCTTTTTTCCTCAATTCTTGCTGATCTATGGCAATCAGCATCTTCTTAAGTTCATCATCGTTAGGCTTAAGTTTCAGCCACCGTTTCAGAGCATTAGGTTTTGCTACCTCAAATCGATCAATAATCTCTGAGTTAGTCTCTGTCTTATTAGAGACTACGCAACCTTTTCGAACACGATTCGGCAAAACTTGCGTAATGCTGAACTGCAACTTTTCATAGTCAAGACGGTAATAAAGTGTCTTGTCCCATAAGCTGTTGCTCTTTTGTTCGGCAATCAAAACCTCTAGCTCTCTTAACTTTTTGAGAATAGAAAAGATGGTTCGCTCAGACCAAAATGGGAACTGTTTTTTCCACTCACGAACAGAGTTATAGACCCACGAATGTCCGTCCGGCATTGGGTCTTTACGGCTAGTCCAGTAATGGATTTGCTGGATAACGATAGCCTCATTTAAGCCATAATCAACAGCTAAAGAAGGAAGCACAACTAATGGGTATTCATCGATTAGTTTGCTCATAGCTCCTCCGGCCAAATCGGGAAGTTTTGCCGATAAAAGTTTTCAGCACCATCCCTTAGGTGAGGAATTGCATTGTCAACCAAAGATTCCGCTATACGTTTATAGCTGGTTGAATGATTAAATTTTAGTAATTTTGCAATTACTCCAGACGCTTGAGACTCAGCATCTTCCCTTGTGTACAACTCAGAATCCAATTAACAAGTTATATATTTCATTAACGCTATAAAAACTTAATATTTCTTTAATTCTTTGTAGCTCTAAATGCTCTACGTTGTGGCACTCATCACACAAGACTTCAAGTTGATCTGTCTCGTAATCCCACGGGTCTCTGCCCTTAAAGTATTGCTTGTGGTGAACGTGCAAACTGTTTTCCTTAGAACCGCAGTCTTGGCACTCCCACCCTGCTAACTCCAGCATCTCTAATCGCTTTTTCTGCCATTCAGGACGCTTCAATAGTTGCCAATATTCCATAGCTTTTTCCAATAAAAAAAGCCCTAGGAGAGACTCTCACCGATAAAGGTGTTGGCGGACTGGTGGGTACCAGCAGAGTCCCTTCTAGGGCTTACCCAAACACGCCGCCAAGCGTGAGCAAACTATACCTTAACCTCTCTCAACTGACAAATCTTACAAACATTGTGTTCCTTAAACTGTCCTGCTGATCTGGACTTTTTACAGCCGTAGCAATAACGTAGGCCAAATTGGTATTGCTTAGTCGTTCCAGTTTTGTCGCTTGACGTTGGAGCTAAGGATTTTGAAGGTTCTTCTTTCAACTGGCTGTCCTCTAGGTGTTGTCTTTCTAGGCTCTGGATACTTATCGAGCTTAGGCTGAGTTTCTTTCAGTTTTTGCAATGTTTTCTCGTATTTCATTATCGCAGAATGTTGATGGTTGGTAATAGAACTTCGCTATTGATTTCTATTTCTTTATAGAAAATATTTCACAATTACCTGTTAATCTGTGGCACTATTTCGGGGCGGTAACTACTAGGGGATAAATATGAACGCACAAGAATTCGAGCAGTTCCTACTTTACGAGTTGTTAGAAGGCCATCCAGATGATGTACTTTGCCACATGACAGCCGCAGATATTGGTGAAGAATTCTCACAGATGTTATGGGTTTGGTCGCAGCATCACCAAAATCCTATCCAACTTAGGGACAACCTGCAACGGTTCATTATCGGAATGATTAACCGCACCGTTAAGGAAAAGAATTTACCAGAGTACGAGGAGACTGAGGAAGATCGTTACTTTGACCGTGAGGATCAAATCTATCAGGAACGCAAAGACCGTGAATACAAAGGGAGAGACGTATGAACAAACTATTCAGAGCAGACGATAAGTTGGCTGACTTCATTGACCGCCATTCTGGTAAAGTCATCTTTCTAATGTTTCTCCTAGCGTTACTTTTGGACAGCTTATGACATCAATCCTAGACCCTTCATTCAAATATGTCCCGTCTGGCAAAACAAACATTCGTAAAACTTTTGACCGTATTCGCAAAGAGCAAAAGGAGGCTGCAAAGATACAAGCTACTAAGGAAACACAACCTAACAATATCATCTTCAATAAGAAATTCGCTAAAGGATAAATAATGGATACCAATCAACAATGGCTCGTGTACGCAAAGCTACAACAAGCACGAATCAAACTTCAATCAATGGAGCTAAAGAAATCTGGCTATAACTCTTATGCTGGATTCAAATACTTTGAGCTTAGTGACTTTTTACCGTCAGTAAATACGATCTTTGCAGAATTAAACCTCTGCTCTGTATTTAGCATTTACTCTGATTCTGCAATTCTTGCGATTATTGATGCAGATTCAGGTGGTCAAGTAGTGTTTAGAAGCCCACTAGCAGATGCGGCTAGCGGCAAAGCACCACCTATTCAGGCACTTGGAAGCCAACATACCTACTTACGTCGCTACCTTTTTCTCAACGCCCTTGAGATTACAGAACACGATGCAGTAGACGCTACGATCCAGAAAGACGAACCTAAGTCCGCTAAACCGATTACTAAGTCCGTATTCGATACGTTAGACGAACAATCTCAAGATGAGATTCGTAGCTACGCAGCAGACATTATCCTGATGATTCACAAGGATCAGGTAGCAGAAGCTGTGGAGTACATCAATTCTCTGGAACTAGACGCAGACTGGAAAACTGCACTCTGGTCTCAGTTGGATAGCAAGCAACGTAGTGCCATCAAGAAATTTACTAAAGGATAATCATGGAATACGACAATACTAATCGCGGAATGCTAGGCCGTAACTCAAACAAACAGTCTGACAAGCACCCGGACTATAGCGGAACGATCAACATCGATGGCAAGGATTACTGGCTCTCTGGCTGGCTTAAGGAGGGCAAGAACGGTAAGTTTTTCTCTCTAGCGGTTAAGGAGAAAGAAACTAAAAAGCCAGCAAAGAAGGTTGATTTTCAAGACGATGATCTAAGTGATGCGCCATTTTGAGGAGGAGTTATGAAATACCTATTCGCACTTTGGTTAGCCGTTACAGCACCACTCGTTTACGCTACTTGTACCTATCATACATACTGTGATGCTGGTCGGTGTGTAACTTGTACAACTTGCTGTTATGGTGCTAGCTGTAATACGAACTGCTATTAACCATGAGGGAAAGCTAATGCTGGTTTGATGATTAACGTCGTCAAGGATAGAGCCAGTGCTGCGAGTACCTCACCCTTCGGCCTAGCGATAGGTGGCAAGTAACCTACGCAGCATACGCATAGCTCCTTTACGTTTGTCTCCCCTTCTATGTGAGTATGCCGACTGACCGCCGTAAGCGGTCTACTAACTCAGGAGAAATCATGAAACTGTTGGACTATTTGAAAGAAACGCACAAGATCAAGAACGACCGTCAATTAGCCCTAAAGATAGGCGTATCCATGCCTACGATTAGCAAGATTCGTAACGGTCATAATGGGGTATCGGCTGAGACTAAGATCGCCATCCACAAGGCTTTCAATATGCCTATCGTTGAGATTGAGAGTTTCCTATGAGCTACGAGGAAATACCTATAACTCAAGAATACTTGCGGGAAATCTTAGATTACAACCCAGAAACGGGCTTATTTATCTGGAAAATAAACAGAGGTAGGCTTTGTAAGAAAGGCAATATTGCTGGATCAATAGATAGTTGGGGTCACTTGCAAATATGTATCAATAGTAGAAAACGATTGGCACATCGACTTGCATGGCTTTATGTATATGGAACTGAACCCAAACAGCAGATTGACCATATTGACGGTAACAAACAAAACAATGCCATTAGCAATCTTAGAGACGTTAATCAGACACTAAATCAACAGAACAGGACAAGAGCTAGAAAAGATAGTTCTAGTGGATTGATGGGC